CAGGGTTGTTGACTTCTACTGCTTCTACTGTTACTGCTGCGCCTGTCTATACTTTTGCGGATGCTAACAGTCAGGGAACTGCTTACGGTAATGGCACTGGTATTCCGTTTATGGAGTTGCAGGTCGCTTATGGTAGCGAGAATTTGTATAACAAGGTTCAGGTTATTGGGGTGAACGCTAGTGCGACTGCTATTGACACGACAGGTAAATCTCGTTATGGGTTGAAAGTTTATAGTCAAACAGATAATTTGACTACTTCACTATCTAGGCCTAGTGAGATTGCTTCTAGCCTGTTAGCTGAGTTTAGGTTGCCTGAGTATCGGGCGGAACAGATTACAGTCAAGGTTGATAGTTTGTCTAGCGCAGATCAAGACAGAGTTCTAGGTGTTGAATTGCGTGATGTTGTGAGAGTGTGTTTTCAACCTTCTGCTACCGGCAGTGTTGTTGATAAGTTTTATCAAGTTTTAGGTATCAACGCGAATGTTGATGTTGAGCGTGATGAGATTGTATTCACTTTGGGTTCGCTAGATAATTTGCCGATACGCTTGAACTCTACTGTTTTGGGTGTTTTAGACACTGATACTTTAGGCTGATAAACTTGAGTTTTAGGAGTAGATAATGGCTGGATATAAGATTTGGAACATCGGTGATGTTCTTACTGCCGCTGATTTGAACAGCAGTTTTAGTGACTTACCGTTAAGGCATTCTGCTATCACTGCTACTTATACTGGTGGGGCTATCGGGATAAATACTTCTACTACGGTTGCTATCGCGTTTCCTGTTTCGCGTTTCACGCAAGCACCTATTGTTGCTTTGTCGTGTAATGATCAGTATTTGACTGCCTATGTTTCAGCGGTAACTTCTGGAACGGTTACGGTAGGGCTACGCAATAATGGTAATGCTTCAAGTGCGGGGACTGTTGTGATTTATGGTTTGGCAACTCAAATGACTAGCGGAACAGCTGCGGGGTAAAACATGTTGAAATGTGCGACAACAAGTTGTAGTGAAAAAGACACTGAACACACTGAACATCCTGAAGGGATACCAGTGTTTTGTGGTGTTTGCGGTGTTGAATTGAAGGTGATTGACGGTGAGTGAACCAAACCCGAAACCTACTAATCAGGCTTTACTGTTGCAGATTGTCCGCGACATAGAGATACTAAAAGCAAATAGCATACAGATTTTGCGTTCTAGTCAAGATCATGAAACTAGGATTAGGGATTTAGAAAGACAAGCTAACAGGAACGCTTGGATTCCACCGTTGATTACTGCTGTTGTTACTTCTATCGCAGTTTTTTTGATTAGTAAAGGGTTAGGGTAATGATAAATCCAGGCACATACAACATTACGGTTTGGCAGGGCGCAGACTACGATAAGACTTTCACTGTTACTCAAGGTGGGACTGCGTTGAATTGGAGTGGCTATACTGCGAGGATGCAGGTTCGTAACTCTAGCGATGCGACAGCAACATTATTGAGTTTGACTAATGGTTCGGGTATTACTTTGGGTGGCACTGCCGGCACTGTTGCTTTAGCGATTACTGCTGCACAGTCAACCGCTATCCCTGCAGGTTCTTACGCTTATGATTTGGAGCTTGTTTCCTCTGGGTTGCAGGTTACTAGGTTGTTGCAGGGTTCGTTTACTGTTAGCGGGAATGTGACTAGATGAGTGATGTTATTGTTACGACAACTAATTCGGTTACGGATGTTACAACAACTGACGATGTAACAAACATAAACATTACTGAAACCGTTGTTGAGGTTAATGCTTCTACTGCTGGTGTTCAGGGTGTGCCTGGTGTAAATAGTGATCCTATTTATGTGATTGTCACAAACAAAACAGGAGTTACGCTAAGCAAAGGTTCTATTGTTTATACTTCTGGGGCTAATGGAACACATACGCAGGTTAGTTTGGCTAATGCTTCTAGTGATGCTACTTCTGCGAGAACGCTTGGTTGGGTTGTTAGCGACATTCTCAATAATGCTGATGGTTTGGTTTGTGTTGAAGGCTACATTGACGGTATAGATACGCAGGGTATTACTGAAGGTGCGCAACTCTATTTATCTGGAACTGTTTCGGGTGGGTTTACTGCAACTAAACCGCAAGCACCTACACACCTAGTTTATGTCGGTGTATGTAGCAAGGCTTCTGCCGGTAATGGTCGTGTTCTGGTCAAGGTGCAGAACGGTTATGAACTTGATGAGCTGCACAATGTCAAAATTGTTTCCCCGCAAAATAATGATTTGTTGCACTATGTTTCAGGCACAGCGTTATGGGAAAATGTTGCGGCTACTGCAGTAAGCGTTGGATCAGCAACTAATGCAGGAACTTCTGTTTATGCTCAAACTTCAGGCACTTCAGTTTATGCAACTAACTCAGGGACAGCTACCTATGCTACGACTTCGGGAACTGCTGTATCTATCTCAGGCTCAATAACACGCTCACAAGTCAGCGACTTTACTTCAGGAACAGTTGCTAGTGCTTCTACCGCACAGCAAGCAGGAACAGCAGTTTATGCAACTAACGCAGGCACTAGCGTTTATGCTGAAACTTCAGGCACTAGCGTTTATTCGACTAATGCAGGCACTAGCGTTTATGCAGACACTTCAGGAACAGCAACCTATGCGACAACATCAGGCACAGCAGTATCTATTTCAGGCACGATTACTAGAAGTCAAGTCAGCGATTATGCTTCTGGGACTGTCGCAAACATTTCAGGGACAGTAACTCAAAGTCAGGTTTCAAACCTTACTACGGATTTGGCTGGTAAAGCAGGTTTAGCAGATAACAACACTTTTAGCGGTCTAAATA